TTGAAAGAAATGACTGTCCAGGAACAAACTTTATATAAAAAGTGGCAAGAAATGAATAAGGGTGGTAAAATGTCTAAAGTAAAAAATAAATTATATAATTACCGAACAAATCTATGGGTGCCATCAGATTTAGATGACTTAAACCACACTATAAAACAAATTGAAGATTTAGAGCCTTACGTTGAAATGGCAACACCAGGAAAAGGTGTTACCGAATGGGTAAACCACCGTAAGCTCATCCATACAATGGAATGGGTTGCAAATCCTGGACGTAATATGAAATTCTGGGTAAGAGATAGGAAAACTAACAAAGTCCTTGGTTTGATTTGTTTGGGGTCTGATGTTACTAGTATTAAAGTTAGAGATGCCTACATAGGGTGGGATAAAACAAACAAATTTGACCAACACAAACTAAACAATACCGCGATAGCTACTACAATATGCTCGACTCAACCAGGGGGGTATAATATGTTAATGGGTAAATTAGTAGCCGCATTAACAACCTGTAAAACAATTAGAGATGCTTGGGAAGAAAAATACGGTGATAAACTAATCGCTGTAGGGACAACGTCTTTGTACGGAATAAATTCAATGTACAATGGGATGCCACATTTTAAAACAATGGGTGAAACATCTGGTAAGGTTAGATTAAAACCAGATGACAGTGCATACCTACCTTGGAACAAATGGTTAAAAGATAACCACCCAGAAGAACATAAAAAGGCTATAAGTGCTACAGGACCTAAACAGAACATCCTTAACAAAGTTTTTAAACATTGTGGTATAAAGGGTTCGGATTATGACCACGGGTTTAAGAGAGGGGTCTATCTTGCAATGATGTACGATAATGGTTGTGAGTTCTTACGAGGAGAGATAGAAGAAAAAGACTTAAAAATAAAGAAAAAATTCCAAGATGATATTCCATACACAGATAAGTGGTGGAAGAAAAAAGCAATAAGAAGATATAAAAATATGTATGAACAAGATAGAATTAAACCAGAACAACTATTTTATTGGGATGTGATTGATTTATCGTGGGAAGAAACACAGAAGAAATACATCAAAGAAGTAGGTAGATAATATGACACAAACCACATTATTAATAGCATTATTCATTTTAGAAGTAGTAGCTTTTGGGTGGTTAATCTGGGAAGCAAAACTAGGAAGAGAAAAAAGAGAACAAATAATTCACCTAGAAAAACAAATACTAAAACTAGAAAAGGTGATTATATCAATGGAAAAAACAATAATTAAAAAAATAGATAAAAATAAATAAAATGGAAGAAATATTAATTTACACACAACATTACGCAAATAGTATAACTGAAGTTTACATAACCGAAGACAATAAAACAGTTATTCAAAAAAAATGTCTTTATTCCTCATGTGGGGAATACCGATACGATATTGGGGAGTATTTGGAGAAAAAAATGGTTGGTTATAGACAAATTAGAAAACAAGTTAATAAAACTAACTATGTTTTGGATATAGATGGTACGTTATGTGAGGATATACCTAATGAACAGTTTGATAGAATGTCAGACGCGAAACCACATCATAATGCAATAGAAACAATTAATAAATGGTATGAAGAAGGAAATATAATTACGTTTTTTACATCTAGAAAAGAAGAACATAGAGAAATTACCGAACAATGGTTAAGAGATAACGAAGTAAGATGGCATCATATAATCTTCGGTAAACCAAGAATTCATGAAGATGTTACTGCATATCACTATATTGATAATCATAAAGTTAGAGCAACTAGATATAAAGAAGATAGTGTATGGGGGGAATTAGTAAGTGCAACAAAAGAGATAAAAGTTTTTCCTAAATAACACAATAAAATAGTAAAAAAGTCGTATATTTGTACTATGGAAACAAAAGAAAAATCAAACTGGGATACATATGATTTCCAAGACTGGGTTGTTAGACACGTTCACCTTATCTTAGGAGGGAAAGAATTAGATTTATTTATAAAAAATAATTTTGGATATAGTGATTTAAAATTTTTTGGTAAATTAAAAGAAGCAGAAAATCTAAAAAGTGTCTATCAGTATAGTATGGTTGATGAGAGAATTACCTTTAGTGGTAATTTAAAATGGATGAGTATTAATTTTTAAAAAATAGAATAAAATGGGTGGAAGTACAACAATGGAAAAAAGAGGTCACCATATCTGTAAAATGGTGAATTATGAAGTTAGACAAAAAATCACTAAAGAAACTTCTAAAAGAATAGGTGGTAACATAGTAAAAACTCCAGGTAATGTAGAAGTTATGATTTACAAAAATAAAACCAAGATAGAAGATGGGATAAAGGACATCAAACTAGCAGCACAAAAAATATATGATATCCTTAAAAAAGAAGATAAAACAACTACTGTAGATAAGAGGTTAATTAAAAAATATAATTTGTCATAATATTTATGTATATGGAGGTTAATATACATATCTACTTAAAAAAACTAAGAGACTTTTTTGAAAACGATAAAGAGGCTAGGGAGGATATGTTTGGACATACACAAGTAGATATGGAAGAATTTTTTAAAATGGTCGCTGAACAAGCGACCATTAATAATGAAAAGAATGGTGACCCTATGTTAAGTGGTACGGAAATGTTAGAGATAGTAACAGATTTAGCTTTAAAAGATGTTGAAAAAGAATTAGACATTAAACAGTTTATTAAAAGACAACAAGAGATTGAAAAAGTATTCGTACATATAAAAGAAGGGTTCCCACCTTTTTGTCTCAACTAAATTATATATTCTTATTGACAATAATTTAACAATTAATTAATTTTAATTTATGACAAACAAACTTGATAAATCTAAAGAGGTTGTTAATGACTTATTATTACAAAATTACACACCTGTCTTAATGGTTAAATTATCCACACCCTCAACCATAAGACTAGGTAAAAATTTGGAAAAATTTGCATTAGATATAAGTAAAAAAACCGGATATGAGGTATTGATGTTCCCCAATGAAGAGGAAACAGATTTAAAACTAGTTAGTGTTTGTGGGGATAAAACAGAAGAAATAGAAGAATTAAGAGAATATATTTTTACTAAATATAAATCTCAAAGTTTAGAAAACACACCATTCACAAAGATTAGGGATATAGTTAAAAAAAATAAAAATGAGAAATAAAGGAGTACCAACCCAAGAAGAAATAATAGCATTTAATAGGTTAGAAAGTAAAAAAAATGAAATGGTGGACCACCCAAATCACTATGGGGGGGAAAACAATCCTTATGAAGCAATTAAAGTAATCGAGGCGTGGGGATTAGGGTTTAACTTAGGAAATTCAATAAAATACATATCTAGAGCGGGTAAAAAACTAGATATATTAGAGGACTTGCAAAAAGCAAGTTGGTATATAAACAGAGAAATAAATAAATTAAAAAATGAAAGGTAAGATTACAACAGATAAAGGGACTATGGTGGTAGAGTTCTATGAAAAAGACGCACCAAATACAGTAAATAATTTTGTTAAATTAACGAAAGAGGGATTCTATAAAGATTTAAATTTTCATAGAGTGATACCTAATTTTGTAGTTCAAGGAGGGTGTCCTAATGGTACCGGTGCTGGTGGACCAGGATATAAAATTGATTGTGAATTAGAGGGTGAAAATCAGTTTCACGATAAAGGAGTGTTATCTATGGCACATGCGGGAAGAAATACTGGTGGTTCACAATTTTTTATTTGTCATGGTAGACAAAATACACAACATTTAGATAGAAATCATACATGTTTTGGTAAGGTAGTTGAGGGATTAGATGTTATAGATAATATACAACAGGGAGACAAGTTTAACGTAGAGATAGAAGACTAATGAAAACCAAACTATCTGATAATGTGGGTAATACCCCATTAATACCAATAACCATAGGGGGGTATACAGTTTGGGGAAAAGCTGAATTTATGAACCCAAGCGGTTCAGTTAAAGATAGAATGGCAACATTTATCATTAATCACGCTGAAAAAAATGGATTAATCGTCAAAGGAAGTACTTTATGTGAAGCCACTAGTGGTAATAGTGGAATTGCTTTCGCTATGTTAGCAGCTGAAAGAGGTTATAAAATGGTTATAATTATGCCTTCTAATATGTCCGAGGAACGTAAAAATATGTTTAGATATTATGGGGCTGAATTAATAGAAGTTGAGGATGGTGATTTTGATGGGGCAATAGACCTAAGAGATAAGATGTGTGAGGATAAGGGATGGTTTAATTGCAATCAATTTCATAACCCACTTAACATTCAAGCACACTACCAAACCACAGGTCCAGAATTTTATAATCAATACAAAGAACTTAAAGGTGAAAAATCACACCCAGCTGTGTTTGTAGCTGGAACAGGTACTGGTGGTACTCTAATGGGTACGGATAAATTTTTAAAAGAAATGTGGCCAAATATAAAATCAGTAGCTATTGAACCAAAAGAAAGTGCTGTAATGTCAGGGTTTGAACCAGGTCTTCATGGGATACAAGGAATAGGAGACGGAAGTAAATTCTTAGTAGATTTAGAGAGGGTATCAGAAATAAGAATAGTAAGTACAGAATGTGCTAAAGCTTGTGCTAGACATCTAGCTAAAAATTATGGGCTATTTATTGGGATAAGTGCGGCAGCCAACGTGTTCGCGTCATTCCAGTGGTTAAGGGATAATAATAAAAAAGATGCTATAACTATATTGTGTGATAGAGGAGAAAGGTATTTTAGTTGTATGTAAATAACTAGAGTTTATTTATGGAGTAAGTCGTTTATGATTATATTTATTGTAAACGATTTTTTATGCGTATAATAATCACAGAAAACCAATATAGTAAACTTGTAGAACAAGTTGGGGTAAGGTGTGTACCTACTGGAGAAACGCAATTTAACGAAGTGGATGTTTCTTTCTATGATATACTAACAAATGGAAGTTTGGTAAACTATGGAGATTACGATTTAGATAAAACTCACCCAATATACGTAATTCAAAAAAAACTAGGTATAGGTAGAGACGGATACTACGGTAAAGACATGTTGGAAGCCTTATCCACTCAATTAGATATTGATTTGTGTAAACAAACAAATAATAA